AACCTCATTCAGCTGGATTACGAGAACATCGCCGCCGTGCTGGGCGGCACGCTGGTAGGCTCGGTAGGGAATTATACCGGCTGGAAAGCCCCCACCGACTTGGTGGAACTTCGCGGCCCGTGGGAAATCCAGTTCGTCTCAGGTCAGACCATGAAGATCCCCAACGGTACCATTATGGCCAACTTGGGAGGCAAGCTGACGCTGACCGAGGCGTTCGGCAAGGCCGATGATATTTTGGCTACCGCAGCCCGCGGGATCGCCGAGGTGATTACGCGTGAAAATACGCTGAAAGTGAACAAGCCGGAGGAAGCGGATACCGCTCCTTACGAAATCAACGACACCCCATCGGATTAACGTATGGACGAGAAAGTCGCACGCCTCATACAGCGCGAGGGGGCGGCCGCCCTGTTGGACCGGGGCGTGTCCGTCCCCTTGAAGGATATCCGCCTCCCGTTCCGCAAACCCCTGCGCCTGCGGGTCGTCATGCGCCGCCCCCGGCTGGGCGGGCTTATTCGCTTGGCCCGGGTGTACCTCTCGTTAGGGGTGACGGCGGAACAGATGAACAAGTTTACGAAGGAGGAGGAAATGGCCTTTTTGGTGACCCACGGCAAACAGGTGAGCCGCATGGTGGCCTACACGCTGTGTCGCGGCTGGATCAGCCGCCGGCTGCTGGTCGGGGCAACGGCATGGCTGGTTCGCAACTGGATAGACACCGAGTATGTCTCGGCCGCCATGCGCAGCTTCGTGTTCCTGTTGGGCACCGACCCTTTTACGAGTATTATCAGATCAGCCGAGAGGACGAACCCGATGAAGCTGAGACTGAGCCAAAGAAACAAGGGGAGTTAAAGACGGTATTCGAGCCTTCCCATAGCCCCTTCGGATTTATCTGGCAAGTGGCCGATGCCACTGGCTGGAAGGTAAAGTACATACTGGAAGGTGTGAACTTCCAGACCTTGATTATGATGCTGGCAGACGCGCCCCGCTATATCCGAAAGAAACAAGAGGAGAAGAGCGCGGAGGACGAGGCCGCCGACATCGTGGGATTTTTCCAAAGCAATTTGAAGAGATAACATGGCAATGAAACCGGTAGAAGTAGAGATATTGATGAAGGACCGCCTGTCGGGGGCTCTCGACAAGGCCGGCCGCAAGGTGGACGAGCTGAAAGGCAAGGCGACCGCCGCATCGTCGGAAATGGACAGTCAAGCCCAAAGGTTGCGTACCGCCATAGCCGGGCTCACGGAGCAAATGGAAGAATTGCGCAGGGTCGGACAAAACGCCTCTCCGAACCTCGACCAGAGTGAAAACATGGCCGGTATCGAAGCGCTCGAAAAGCAAATCGCCGAATTGGAATCCCGGTTAAAACAGTTGGATGCGACCGCAGAGGCCACACAGACAGTCCCCCCGGAACTGCCCGCCGCCAAGCAGCAATTCAACGGCCTGCACATGAGTATCCAACAGATGGCCCGGGAAATGCCCTCTCTGGCTATGGGTCCCCAGATGTTTTTCCTCGCCATCTCCAACAACCTGCCCATTTTCGCGGACGAGGTGAAAAGAGCGCGGGTCGAATACGACAACTTGGTGAAATCCGGGCAAAAGGGCGTGCCGGTATGGAAACAAATACTTTCCTCTTTATTTTCTTGGCAAACCGCCCTGACGACAGGCATCATGCTGCTGGTCATGTACGGCGACGAAATCATAGAGTGGACCAAAAACCTGTTCAGCTCCAAAGACGGAGTCGACGCCTTGAAAAAAGCCCTGCAGGAGAAAAACGAGGTGGAGAAAGAAGGACATGCCGTCTCTATCCGCACCCGTGCCGAGCTGGACAACACCCTCCGCGAGTTGAGAGACTTTATCGGCACGAAAGAGCAGGAGAAGAACAAGGTCGACGAGTTGAACAGGAAATACGGCGACACGTTCGGCACTTACAAGTCCCTGACCGAGTGGTATGACACACTCATACAAAAAGGGAATGCCTATGTCGAGTCCCTGTTCATGCAGGCAAAGGCTCAGTCCTATATTAAAAAAGCCATAGAAGCCGACGAGAAAGCGAACGAAATCCGCAGCAAGGGCAAGGAAGAGTACCGCCCGTTCTGGGGCGCCGGCGGAAAGCTCAACATGTTTTTTGGCGGGGACAACATCGGCCAATATGGAAGCGATCCGGCAGAGACAGCCTTTAACAAAGCCCTGCAAGAGGAGGAAAATAAAAAACAACATTACCTGAATGAGGTCGAATGGTTTCAGAAAGAGGCAACCAGAATCTTCAAGGAAGCGGGACTCTCCGATTACCGGACCATCGAGACTGATGACGACACCGCCAAGACAGAGGAGGAAAAGCGGAAACAGGCCCGACAGAAACTGAATGACGAGTTGCTGGCTCTGGAACAACAGAACCAGCAGGATTGGCTCGACTTGCAGGAGGAAGGCACGCAGAAGAAACTGGCCCGGATAGACGCCGATTATGACCGGCAAAAAGCCGAGATCGAAAAGAAGGCGCGGGAACTGGCCGAGCTGAACCGAAAGGCGGGCGTCACCGACACCAACGCCGCCGGGCTGACCGGGGAGCAACAGACCGAAATCGACCGCGCTAATACCCTTGCCGAAGATACACGAGAAAAAGAGCGCACGGCGGTTTACCGGGAAGAGGCTGTCGCCATGCGCGACTACCTAAAAGAGTACGGCTCCTATCAGCAGCAGAAACTGGCCATCGCCGAGGAGTATGCCGAGAAAATACGACGGGCACAATCGGAAGGCGAACGGCTCTCGCTCGAAAAAGAGCGGGACTCGGCCGTCAACCGGCTGGAACTGTCGGCGATCCGGCAGCAAATCGACTGGGGAAACGTATTTGGCAATTTCGGGGTGATGTTCCGCGAACAGGTGCAGCCGACCATCGACCGGCTGAAAACGATCGCCCGAAGCCCGGAGTTCCAAACCTCCGCCGACGTCGACGAAATGGAAGCCCTGTATGGCTTGATTTCCAGCCTGCAACAGTCGGAGACGATGTGGAACGGGGAGATTTTCCGGCAAATCAACGACGACCTCGTCTCTTATCAAAACGCCATGCGGGGCTACATGGCCGCGCAGCAGCGGGAAATCGAGGCGACCGAAGAGCTGGCCCGTGCCAAGCAAACGCTGAAAGAAGCGGAAGGAAGCGGTGATGCCCGCAGCATAGAGGCGGCCGAGCTCTACGTGGGAGAGGCCGCGAAGAATCTGGACAAGGCATCGCGGGACGTGCAGATGTTCGGGACGCAGGTGCAGAGCACCACTACCAGCCTCCGGGAGTCCTCGGAACAGGCAGCCGGCATGTTCCGCAACCTAGAATCGGGGCTGAGAAACCTTTCGTCGGGGAACCTGAAAGGCATAGGGCAAGGCTTCATGCAACTCGACAAGCTGTTTAACGGCGGGAAGCTGACCGAAAAACTCGGCGGCTCCCTCGCGGAAGGATTCGAGAAAATCTTCGGGGACAGCAGCGTCACCCAAACCCTTGCGGAAGGATTGGGCAATTCGGGGTTGGCCGGCTCCATCATCTCCGCCATACTCTCCATCTTGGACGAATTGGCGACGGAGGGTATCGGGGGTATCGTCGCGGGGTTGATAGACACCGTGCTCGGCGCCGTCAGCGGCATTATCGACAATATCTTTTCGTTGGAGCTTTTTCAGCAAATCGGCGAGTCCCTGTTGAAAGGAGCGGCCAATATCCTCGACGCTCTATCGTTCGGGGGGTTGGGCAAACTGGTGGGGAACGGGGACAGCGACCCCCGTTTGGAAGAAGACATGGAGCGCCTGAGCTTGACGAACGAAGCTCTGATAGCCGCCATCGAGTCGTTGACCGAGGAGATAAAGGGTACTTCCGGCCAACAAGCCACGGAGCTCTATGAAAAGCAGATGGCCCGTCTGAACGAAACGGAGGCTAATACACAGGAACAAATGCGGCGGAGCGCCTCCGCTTACAGCAACGGGCTTTGGGGAATCGGCGGCAAAAAGTCCTCCAACAAAAAAATAGACGATGCCATGAGCGGTAACGACTGGCAGCGTATCAGCGAGGTAGTCGGAAGGACGATCGGCGAGGCCGCCGATTTCTGGAACCTGTCGAGCGAGGAGATGGCGAAGGTCGCCCGGGAAGCGCCCGACCTTTATGCGAAAATCAAGGACTATGCCGATGCGGGCTACAAGGATGCCGCCCGGTATATGGACGACTATATCGCTTTCGCCGAGCAGCGGAAAGAATTGGAACAGGCCTATTACGAGAGTATCACGCAGGTCTCCTTCGACAGCGTGTACGACAGCTTTATCGACATGCTGATGGACATGTCGTCGGACTGGGAGGATTTTTCCGACGACATGAGCGAGTATCTGATGCGCGCCCTGTTGAAGACCAAGCTGGACGAATGGCTCAAAACGGATATGGAGGATTGGTACGCCACCTTCGGAAGGGCCATGTCCAATGGAGAGCTGACCGACGAGGAAATCGAGGACTTGAACAAACAGTGGGAGGAACTTGTGAAAAAAGGCCTCCATATCCGCGACAGCATATCGGAGGCTACCGGCTATACCGGGGACGACGGCGGAACGACACAGAGCGGGAAACCGGGCGGGTTCGCCGCCATGAGCCAAGAACAGGGCACTAAGCTCGAAGGGCTCTTTGTCTCCGGCCAGATGCACTGGGCCAGCATCGACGAGCGAATGCAGGACGTGAGCGAGCAGATGGGCGCAGCCGTGGACCACCTGCGGCGTATCGAGGAGAACACCGGCGCCAGCGCCAAGCATTTGGGCGAGATTAAGGACGAAATAAAAAAAATTGTACGCGACGGCTTGAAGATGAAATGACGACAACCTGTTAAAATCAACGAGATATGGCAATGGATGCGATATTGGGCGGGAAAGCGCTCGTCAACGGTACGGACATCTGGAAGGAGTACGGCGTGTTTCTGGCCGAGAAAAGGCGGGGCGACCGCAACAACTTGAAGGCGATCCTGTCGCCGGCCAAGACGAAAACCCATGTGGCCGTGGATATACGGGAAGAGAACGGCGAGAAGTACTCGACGGCCCTCAACGTAAAGAATCAGGCACGCGATGTGAAGCTGTACTTTGCCCTCTATGCCGATACCCGGAAGGAGTGGCTGGCTCAATATAAAGCCTTTATCGCCTTTTTAAAGGCGGGCGACGACGGGTGGCTCGACATCGAATTTCCCGACTTGGACATGACCCTTCGTGTGTTCTACAAGGAGGGGAGCGATTACGAGCCGCTCACCTACCTCT